GCCACGCAGTTGATAAAATCAGCGGTCTGCCCATCATTCCCTTCACGTCTGCCTCTGCGGTCTACAGCCAGTGAATATCTTGCGATTGCCATCTGGTTATCTCCGCTGGAGTAACGAACATCCGGATCTCTGGTTAATCTTCCCATTAAAATCACTTTATTCATTTAATTCTTTTCCTTTCTCAAGTTCTTCGAGTGCTCTAAAAAACTCACTACCCTTAATCTCCTCAAAGCCATCATATTCAGGTGTAATACTACTTCTTGAAGTATTCATTCTCAGATACATCTTGCCATCATACTCGAATCTCGAAACATCATAGCCACCCATATGTAATTCTTCGAAATAATCTCCCTCACAAATCGGATGATTATTGATTACAATGTTTCTCTCAATACATAAGTTCTGAAACTCTTTTAATGTCTTGCTATTGGCTCTGAAACTTCGCATTTTTATGTCCGAATCACAAAACCTCTTGGTCGGCTTTAATAATTCATTACCGAATTTTTCATTGTTTTCCTTGCAATCCTCAATATATAAGCGGATACGGCTCTTTTCAGATTCATGGAAAGGTTTATTAACTGAACCATCACCACAAATATCATAGGATTGACCTAAAATTTCCTTCCTCTCAAAGAACTCTTTTGCTAATTTTCGTCTTTCCTCTGAATGGATTCTGAAATCACTAATTTCTTTCAGGAACTGTTCATTGGACACTATATAGAATTTTTCCATGATTCTCCTTTCAGAACGGACAAAGGTTCATCTCAACCTCTAATCCTTTTTCTGCAATATAAACATTTGCTCCATATTTAATTGTTTCTTCTGTTCTTTGCTTGAATAGTGCGGGATCTCCGCTTTTATCTGATAAGTGAATTAGAACGACATTTCTCAATGCCGGGTTATCGTTAGTAGAAATAAATTGAAGTGCCGTATCAAGGCTCATGTGACCTCGTAGGCGGTGTTCGTAGTTCGGCTCGTCCCGATTGACAAATTGCATATCGTAGTTTGCTTCACAAAGAATGTGATTTACCATCTGGCTTGAAAAATCGTATTTACAATATTCCAAGTCGGTCAAGAATAACAACTTACCCATTTCCTCATGCTCGATTAAATAGCCGTAACACTCAATTTCTGTATCATGCGGTACATTGAATGGGGTAACCGTAAAACTGCCGATTTGACGCTTTCTGCGCGATGGAATAGGCGTTGTACGCTCTCCAGTTATGGTTTCAAGCGCAGTCTGTGTTTCAAATGCCGTGAATACCGGAATGCCGGATTGCATGAAATCTTTTATGTAGCGTGCATGGTCTCCATGTTCGTGACTCACGATGCATCCAACCACATCAGAGATTTTCCAATCAATCGTTTTCTTAAAGTCCATGAATTTACATCCGGCTTCGATTGCAAGGATTTCTCCACTATCAGTAATCAGGGCATATGAGTTGCCAGAGGATGAACTTCCAATCACAATTAATTTAATGTGAAACACCTTCTTTCGACCAATAATAACCTCCTGCTCTTAATCTAAAATTGCTATTTGCCGATCGAACAATACATGACTTGCATATTCCAGTATTTTCACTTGCTTCTACAAATCCATGAAATGATTGCAAAACAGAAAGATTATCATCCATTTGTAAAATAATTGTTTGTCTCGCTTTTTCACTTGCCGACTTTCCACCTATTTTCCCCATGTTTTTTGCATTTTCTTTTTGCAAACAACCACAACTTTTAGTTGCTCCGCTCGTAAGCGCATATCCTCTTACAATAGTTTCATTACCGCAATCACATTTGCAAATCCAATGAGCTCCGTGCTTGGTGTGAGCAAGTGAAATAACCACAAGTCTCGAAAATCTTTTTCCACTTAAATCTACAAGATTTGTCTTTTGTACTTCTTTTGTAAGTGCAACCTCCAAAGGCACACCTGATTTTATTCTTCCTTGTAATGTCTTATATCCAATGCCTGTTTCTTTTGACCATTCAGCAAGACACTGTGTCTTACCAAAACACGTATAATTAACATTAACGCGCTTATTGCATTGCTGCTCGTCGTTCGTTATCCAACGGCAATTTTTCGGAGAATATCCAAGACTATTATCTATTCGATCTATCGTCAAATTATCCTCATACCCATTTTCAAAAGACCAATCACGAAATGCAACAAAATCATTTCTCCACTCGTCACATACCGCAATTCCACGACCTCCATAATTTTCAAACTCTTTGGCAGTTTTCCTATAACAACGAGCTTTCATGTTTGTCCATATGCGATACAATCTTGTCCCGGTTCCGCCATGTGTTTTTGCAGGCATTTAAACCACCTCACTTTCCGAAAAATTCTTCTCTTACATCAACAATACTTCGTGTCTGCCCTAACAACTTCCGGTTGTGCTTTACCCTCTGCTCATTGTTGCAAATAAACTGCTTGCAGATTTCCGGTCGAACCGGATAGATTCTGCATTTCTCGCAACTCTTTCCGGTATCAAGGAACGGACAAGTCATGTCATAAGTTGCTGTTGTCGGTGCGATATGTTGACACTCTTTAATATGCTTCTTGCGAATATACCGGCGAATAACATCAATTTCCTTTTGGCTCATGGGAAGTAAGTTACTGCAACAATTTCCGCACTGGCTGCATTTCCCATCCTTGCAAAAGTTGTAGATATTATCAGCCATACCTTTCTGAACTGACTCTAAAAATGAAATAACTTCCATAGGCACCACTACTTCATGAAATCCGGTACATCGTCATTCTCAACAACTTCTCCGGCTACTTTTTCTGGTCGTGGTTCAACTACTTCGCTCCCGGTCTCAATAGCTTCGGATTCAGCTACAACAAATGGCTCTGAATTGGCATTCTCCGCAATTTCTTCCTGCGTCTGCTGATAAGTTTCATCCATCTGCATAAGAGACTGTTTTGCAATAGCATTGAGGTCTTTCGGGTGCTTCTTGATTGCATTGTTACGCATCTTACGAACAATCATGGATTCCGATGTATCAAGCCATGCGGCGCTCATGTATGGTCTTGCGACTTCACAGGCAAGCATATCTTCAATAGTCTTACAGTCTAAAAGTGCTTTCAAAATTTCATTTTTCTTTTCTGCGATAGCTTTCTTTTCTTCATCCGTAGCATCATATCTCGTTCTAGGTACAACCTTTCCATTCTTATCTTTTTTTGTTCCAAGTAAACCGAAAGTTTCATTCAACAGATTATTACGGACATGAGCGAAAAGATTTCCTTTTACGCTTTCACGCTCTGCGATCATGTACTCGATTTTTCCATCATTCATTTCAACAGGATAAACAACACGGATTACTTTCTGTGACAATCCTTTTTCTTCCCACTCCGGCGGCGTAACTTCAACACCTCTGTGCTTCGGATATGTAAATTCATCCCCTTCTTTCACAAGCCATACTGGATATACCTTTTTAACATCAACACCAAAGTTACGAAGAAGTGCATCGTTGCCGTCTCCCTCGATTCCCATTTCGACTTCCTTATACCAGTTTCCGTTTGCATCCTGTTTACTTCTCAACTGGAAATAGCACTCTCTTGGTACAGCATTTGCATTAAGCTTAAGGCTTGACACCTGTCCAATAACCTGTCTCAAATTAGAACCATTCAAGTTGCTCATAGCGGCTTTGTTGGATGTAACAAGGTTGTAAATCGCACTCATAGATGCCATAGCACACTGCTTGGAATAATCATCAAACAAAAGTCCATGTTCCGCAAAATCACGCTCCATAAGCCCTGTGTACTGGTTCGCATAATAGGAAAGCTGTGTATTCATTTCCTGCTTTCCCTGTGCCGCAACTTCCTGTTTCTTTGTTTCTGCCATAATTTTATTTTTCCTCTCTTTCTTCAAATTCTTTTAACTGCTCTGCTAACTTCTTACACTCATCAGCCACATATTCTTCAGTGCGGATAACATCATCAATCGGATATTTACTTTCAACCATTTTTCGTAGTTGATACTCTTTTATATGGCCCGGAAACTTCTGTATCGCATAATCCAAGTCCGACTTATCTCCTGCATGTCTGCAATCAAATCCAAACCACCACAAATCACTTTCGATTGGATAATCTGAATGTTCTCCACCGCCTGCGTATGTAATACCACCGTGGCACTGGAAATATGCTTCAATGCGGATTCTTTCATCTTCATCCATGCAAGCACCAAGCAAAGGGAAAATTCCACTTACTTCTCTGTCACCAACATCGGATTTCTTAATTTCAAGGTAATCACTGTAATCCTTTCCGTATAACGGATGGTTCTTTGGGATACCGACATAACCGCATCTGTGGCCAATAGCGCCAAATATCACAATACATTTGTAGCCTGCGTGCTCAAACTCGCGCTCGACAATATACCGTTTCTCTGGTTCCTCATGCTTATTTACAACTGCCACCTTATCAGCACCATAGGTCTCCACCCACTTCATATCAACTGATTCATCTGTAACCGTCAGCTTTGCACCTTTGGCATTTACAACCGTGTCACCGGCTTTTACATTATCCTCGGTGCGGTATGTATAACTTCTGGTGCTGTTTGGAAATTTTGCTTTGATATAATTCATTCTGATGCCTCACTTTCCGCTACTTTCTTTTCCTTTTCAAATTCTTCTTTACTGCAAATCAATAATCCGCCAATATAGCTATCTGGCTTTGTGAGTAATCCTATAACAATTTCATTTGGCATAGCGATTGTCACATTTCCCCATCCGTCCTTGCCACTATGAGCAGATATGATATTGGATAATGGGGAAACCTTTAAGTCCTTGTTATTCTTCTGTGACATCCGTTCCATTATTCCTAATGTTCCAATGCTCATTTATACACGCCTCTCTTTCCTTTATTTCTCGCGTCTTTTTCGCAATACGGAAGAGAACAATGTCCGGATTCCGCAAGATCAAAGAATCCTCTCTTACTTGCACTCTTCCAACGCTTGCATGACATGCACCGTGCATCCGGCTGTGTGACGTTGTTCCCAATTCCTACTCTTGACATTCGGCATCCTCGCTTTCTGCATTGTTAATTGGCATATCCAATGTAACCGCAACATCTCTGATGAACTCGTCCGGAATATAGATTCCTGCCTGCACGCATACCGCATATTGCACCTTTGCAATACTCGCAATATCAGAACCTTGCTTTTCCATTGTCTTTGTCAGAACTTTCAGCAGGTTAGCCACACCGCCATGCGATTGCGGTGTTTTTCTTGTTGACATGCTCCGAATTTCTTGAATATCTGCTTTCATATTTTCCATGAATTTATTTCTCCTATCATCGAACCATTTTTCAAATACATTCCACAGTTCTAAGAAACAGTCCGTTTTAAGTATTGCATCTTCGATACTGATGCATCTTCCCGAAAGAAACAGGCTTATTATCTGTCTTGCGTGCTTTTCAAAATATAATTCGCACTTGCCTTTCAGAAAGTACCGATACCCGGAACCGAATCTGCCACCAAGAAAAGAAAACGAATAAAACGTGTTGCCTTGAAAATATGTATCGTATTTCACATCCCACTCGGTGAACATAGGTTCTTCGCCCTTTCTATGTACCAAGCGCATAACACATTTCTCATTAAATACTTCTTCGCACATGGTTTTGAACGTAGCCATGCAAATTCTTTCAGTTCCAGGCTCAAGCGTTTCCCCTGCTTCTATGTATTTGTCAATGATTTCGATTGCCTTTGCATTTATTGGATAGTCCATATCACATAGCTTCAACTTTCAACTGCTTATCCTCGGAAACGCTCAAAAGAATTAACTGTGCATCCATATCCGGCACATTGAACTCATTCAGCGATTCTGCGTTATCTACGAAAATTGGCACGCTCACACCGTATAACTCGCTCAATGAGTGGATAATATCGAGTCCTGCTACAATTCTGTGGCCACTGTTCAAAGTCGAATACGGAACGCCATTTACAGTACACTCACAGCAATCTTTCATGCCGCCATTTAACTGCATTTCAAAGAGTTTGAAATTAACTGTCTTGAAATGGCTATTGATGGATTCAGAAACCTTATTCAGCTTGAAGCGAATGAACTCTTCTAAGAGGTAAAGCATCTGTTCCTGGTCGGCAACTTTCTGCCCGATTTCTTTCTTCTCTGCCTGCAACTCGGCGATACGCTCGTCAACCTCAACATTCTTAGCCGCCTGCGCAATGATTGTTTTTGCATCTTCTAATGCAGCTTCCAATTCTAATTTTTTCGATTCTAATTCCGATGTATCAATGCTGTTTGCTCTCGCAGAATCAATCTGTGACTGCAAATCAGTATCTTTCTTCATCAATGATTTGTAGTCCTCATTGGTGCTCAAATCAGCTTCTTCCGGCAACTCTGATAGTTTTTTTATACATTCATTTTTAATTTTCATCTGTTCCGTTTCCTGCTCACGAAGTTCTGGAAGTTTCTTTTCTGCATCTTCAATATCAGATTTCATTATTTCAATTTCTGATTTCTTATCAGTACCAAGAGAAGCAATCCGGTTCAATTCTGCAACCTTTTGATTGTTAAATGATTCTCTTATTGTTTTTAAGCGTTCTGCAGTATCTTCTTTTGCTTTTGCTTTTTTCTCTTCAAAATCAGTCTTTAACTGCTCAATTTTATCTTCTGGCAATCTCTGACCACATAATGAGCAGACTGTAGTTGATTCATCGAATTTCCACTTGGATTCATCAAACAGGTACGGTGTTTCATCAAAAGCCTTTTCCTTTTCACTCATATACTGCTTTCCAAGTTCAGTTTTTTCGCTTTCTAATGTAGGAATTCTCTTTTTCTTTTCAACAATTTCACTTTCCAGTTTTGTAATCTGTTTATGTAAATCATTGAATTTTATTGTTGCTTCATCCTTTCTGTCATCCAACGACCGCCGCTCTTTGATAAGTGATTCATTTGCCTTTCGTTTGCAATCATTAACTTCAAATTGCAATTCGAATTTCTGCTGCTCTAAATCATCAATCACCTTGGATGAAGATTTCATCTGTAACTCGATCTCTTTAATCTGCCGTTCTAAATCTGTCTTTAATAACTCCTGCTCTGCAACATCCACATCAACCTTGGATTTTTCGGCTTCATCAATACGAACTGGAATTTCAGCCTGATTTTTCTTCCATTCTGTAAGTGCTTTGGAAAACTTAGCACGAATATCGTCTGTGGATGGTGCTTTCTCCAATTCATTAATCAGTGGTGCATACTTGCCATCCGTCTTTGCCAATTCCACATCTGATGTTTCTGAAACAAGTTTCATCAGAATATCTCTTTGGTCTTTCCATTTCAGTGAAGAAAAATACTGTGGATTGGTCAGTAACTTGAACATATCTTCACTCTGCGACAGTTCGGAAACATATGCCTTGAAATCAACTTCACTTTTCGGATAACCATCAATCTCATATGAATTTGGGTTTCCCTGCAAAGTCACGGTGTTGGTTCCACGCTTCTTAACCCAGTTCTGCTTCTGCACCTTAGAAAGCATTACTTCCTTGCCTTCCACGTCCAATACACCCACAACCTTGATTTCTACGTTATCAATGCGATTTCCGTCTTTATCCAGCGGTCGAGTATTGAACTTTTCCTCTCCGACACTATTCTTGTTAAACAGAAGCCATGTGAATGCATCAAATATGGTTGTCTTTCCGGCTGCATTCTGCCCCTTAATACTTGTTTTATTTGAAAAATTCACTTCAAGACTTTTAATTCCTTTAAAATTCTCAATGTGTAATGATTTTAAAATGATTCGCATAATTTTATTCCTCCACTTCCTGTTCCAGTCTTAAATGAAATAAGCGTAATAAATTTTTGTTTGTGGTGTTGTCATATGATAAATACTTTTCTACTGCCGTTCTATTTCCTTTTTTTATTAATGTGTTAAAAGCATTGCGAATCGAATGTTCAACACAACGCCATGTAATGCCATATTTTTCGGCTATCTGATTGTATGTTGCGGTCATATTCATATAATCGTTTTTTCTTTCATGATATAATTCCATGGCGTCTGCAATATAATAAAATCCTTTCAAGCTAGCCGACATTCCCATCTCAATCAATGCATTAATTGCTCTATTTCTCATCAGAAATCACCTCAATTCTTGATGCTGAAATCTCATATGCTCTTCTTTCTTCTTCCTCACCATTCGAATGATGCTTGATATAATCCCGACTCTGGATGCGTCCAGTAATTTTTAAATGTGTTCCAAGCGGAAGTCCAGATGCATGACGTGCATTTCTACTCCAGCAGATACAAGGAATGTAATCAGATTTGCTATAGGAACGGTTTACTGCCACCAACAAGTCTGTAATTTCTCTTCCAAGTGGAGTCTTACGATAAATCGGGTCCTTACAGATGTAGCCATCCAGAATAATCTGATTGCTCTTCATCTCCTCTGTCTCTTCTTCAATAAACTCAATCTCCCGGACGAATACGGAGAGAACCAGCCGGTTCTTAAGTTCCTCATGTCTGTTATAAGAACGGAACTGTCCGGTTACATGAATGATTTCACCAATATGATTTGTATTTACATCAATCAAATATTCCGAAATCAAAAGTGGTAAGTAATCAATTGTTTCGCTCATCCGTTTTACAGCTACATCCACAAAGTAAAATCTTTCGCCATATACCTCATGGCTAAATCTGAAATCAGACACAATTTCGCCTACAAGTTCTACATTATTATTCTCTAAAAGTTTGTCCATGTTTGAAATTCTCCTTTAAGTATGTTAAAATAGGCACAAATAGCTTATGCTATTGCTTTGATTGGGAATCCTCTGCTTTGGTCGGTTGTGGGATTCCTTTTCTCTTTTTGTATATTTCTTTGATATATTCATTAGCCAACTGACGTTTGACTGATTTGGTGTTTCCCATGTATTTCTTCAAGTTCATACGTCCTTTCCATTATCCCCAATGCATATGTTGTATAATCTGCAGCATCTCCACGACTTACCGCATTTTGGGTGCCATTGTATACCATAAGAACCGTTCCCATGTCCTCATATTCACTAAATAACTCTGCCAGATAATCACACCCCACAAGTATATTGCTGTATGGATCATATAAATCTGTCACACCAAGTTTCTTCATACGGTCCATGTGATACTTCTCATAAATCTGCATCAAACCTTTGCAATTACCGTTTGATGCATTAGCCTGTCCACTACTTTCGTGTTCAATGATTGCCATTACCATTTCCGGGCAAAGATGATACTGATTTGAAATTGCAATAATATAAGGAAGAAACTCATCACATATCCATGTGTCTGCCGGTTCCGCTTCTATCTTCAAAGTCGAGCCAGACAATGTCATTGTCACTACTGCAACGATAAGTGCGACTATCTTTCTCAATGATTTTCTCTGCATCTTTAAAACTCCTTTCCAGCACTGCACCTAATGCTAAAATTAATAATCCAAAAATAAATGGAATGGCTACTATCGGATTTTCGGTAATATCGCAACTCATGCTTGTGAAAAGAATTGCCATTCCGACGGCTTCCACAACAAATGAAATCTTTTTAATTTTCATATTATTCACCTTTTTTCTTTTTCCTAGTAAAATGTTTCTCGTTTACTACAATTCCATATCCCATGGCGTTCGTTCATCCTTTCCTACTCCATATTTAATTGCCGTTTCTTTCACAATAGCCGTATAACCTTCGTTTTTTATAGGCTTAATACCAATCCGAGACAAATGTACCGAGCAATTCGCTTATTACAATATCTACGAAATGCATTCCGCCATCTGCATCTTCCATGCAATATGTAAAGAGCATAGCTGGTGTATAAGTTCCAGTCGCCGTCTGTATTTTTACATCACTTACCGAAACCTCATATCTCATTTCTTCATTTGTAAAGATATTTCTAAGCGTTTCTGCTGAATCGACTTTTGCCAAATACACACTTTCGCCACGAATTACCCTTGAATTGATTTTTTCGTAATTAAATTCACTCATTTTCGTTTTCCTTTCCCATAAGCAAGCGGAATGTTTCCTTTCCTTTTGGAGTAACAAACATTTGCTGTCCTGCCCATCCGTTATTTTCATTGTGTTTGTCCTTTAATACGAACAAACCATTGCCACTTTCTGCATATTGAGCATATGGTCTTAATTCCCGATGCTTTCCCTGCCGAAACACATATCCATTAGAAATAAGGAAACTAACAAATGCCCTTTCTCCAATTCCCAACTCTTTAGCGGTATCTCGAATATTAGTATTTAATTTCTTGTCTACCAGCGCGTCAAAATAATCAGCTTTTGGTTTCATCTCGATTACCTGTGTCTTAAGGCTGTCAATCGTCTTATCTGCAAGCTTAAGTGCTCTAGCCATAACTTGTTCCGGTGTGTTCCATGCCTTTTCAAGGTCAATGAGATATTGACGTAACTGTTTTCCCTTTTCGGTTCTCTGGAGCATGCAAATCTGTTTTGCCATATCAATGGATAAATCAAAATCTTCCACTTCCCTTTGCACTTCTCTTGTACCTTCGGTTTGAACCCGTACTTTTTTGTTCGGGGTTGAATAATCTTCTCCTTGAACAAATCCATACGTGCAATATCTTTCAAACCATTTACTAAATCTTTCTGTTCCCTTTACTCCACCGTCCTGCGACAGCAAATCATACAAATCTCTTGCCGACACTGTCTGTGTTTCAAAATTCACTTTTACAAGTTTGTTCATTCTTCTCCTTTCTAATCGATCAAGTCCGAAACTTTCATATCTAATGCTGACGCAATAGCGGAAAGTTTATCAAGTTTTGGCTGATACCCAGCTTCACCGCCTGTCTCATGATGTTTTTTCCACTCGCTAAGTGTTGATGTGAGTACGCCACTTTTTTGAGCCACTTTATAATCTGTCAGCCCCAGTTCGTCTCTGCGCTTTGCGTACTTTTCGTACATTTTTTCACCTCGATTCTATAATATATATTGACTTTAGCTTAGTTTTCTAATATAATCATAGTGCTACCTAAGTTAATATAGAAATTAAAGCGATTGTCTTTTGTTTAGCTTATTTTTCTAAGCTATGTATGTACTTTAGCATAGTTTTATAAGTGTGTCAATAGGTGATAGCTTATTTTTCTTATCTATTTTTTGAAAGAGGTCTCTTATGGGAAATTGTTCTTATGAAAGATATGCAAAAATCCGTGATTTAAGGGGATTCACGGATTACAAAGTAACAAAATTAGCTGGAATAAAAGGAACTGCCACTATTTCAAATTGGAAAAACGGAAAGTATGTTCCAAAAGATGATAAAATGCAACGTATAGCAGATGTCCTAAATGTTAGTCTTAATTTTTTAGTTGGAAAAACTGATATGTTGGTATGCCCTATATGTGGTTTTGGAGATAACCCGCTTTCAGAACAGTCAAGAAAAGAACACGAACTGTTCCATCAACAATTTTTAAAGATAAAAGAAAAATATCCTTTTTTCATGACATTCAATGAAGCAAGTATTGAAAGAACAGATAGAATTTCTGAATTCAGAAATCCACAAAAAACAACAAATGGGAAAATAGAAGCTTTTGAAAAGTATTTAGAAGCTGCCTTTTCGTTGAAAATTCACCAAAATAACTTCAATATAGAATCTTTAGATTACAAGTCATTTTGTCAAACAGAAGTGTGTGATTTAGAACCAGATTATGAAATTTCTCAAGAAGTTATCGATGCACTAATTGAAAAATACGAAGTCGATAAAAATTTTTCAAACAGAAACGAACGACTGTTAGCAAGAGTAAGCAATAATCCACAAATCATGGCACTTCTTGCATACGCCGAAAAATTAAATCCAGAAATGTTAAGTATGCTGGAAATCCAAGCAAAAGCATTATCCGAGCAGAATGCCAAAGACCAGGAGTAGCCTTAGTTGCTACTCCTTAATTTTTCTCTTACAAACGAATAGAACCAACGCAGTTTGTAATTTTCATTAATACCATCAAATATTTTTCGTAGTTCTTCTCGATATTCTTCGTTTGACATATACGTATCTTCTTCTCTCACAATGTTTTCTTTAGAATTCATAAAAAATCTCCCTCTCCTGCTGTATATTTGCGATTTCATCGGTGACATAATCATTGTATAAAATAAAAAAAGTTTTTTCTCCCCTATTTCGACCATTTTTTATTTTTTTAAAGAAAAAGCTATTAAGCTAAATAATTTTTCCGCTTTCTCCCCTGTTACTACATATGATCATTATATTATATTTTCCATTATTTGTCTTTACTTTTGCGAATTTGTCCACGGTTGTGGACAAGACTCTTTATTTAGGCGCATATTTATACTCCGAATCGAATAAATCCACGATTCCCATGTCCAATGCTGCAGCAAGTTTTTCAAGCTGAGAGAGTCTTGGTGAATATCTTTCATTTTCAATATTGTTGATTTCAGATTTACTAATTCCAGATAAATTTGCCAGTTCTCTAGTGGTAATATTTCGTTCACTTCGAATATTCCACAATTTCATTTTTGCCATACTACTACCTCCACCATTTGTGTATATGTAAGTAGTATGTATGAATTTGAAAAAAATAATATTAGACTTCCTGCTGACTTATTTCAATCATTTTCCACTCATGCATGGAATAATTGTATTGAAGCGTAAAGCCTTTCTCCATACCATATATAATAGCTGTACATTGGTACTTAATTCCAATAAGCCTTGTCAAATTTTCTCTTTTTAAAATTTTATCTATCGTGACAGATACTATACTGCCATCTATGTCCTTAAACCGGAACCGCATTGGTGTTATCTTTCCATCCGTATCAGTGCACGAAATCATCTGAACCGGGATGCTGGTTCTTAGAATACTATTCAATGTGTTTTGCTCCTTTTTTCTTTGGTGTCTTTATTATATATTCGAACATTTGTTTTGTAAATAGTAAATTTCTACTAAAAAAAAGCCGGCAAAGAGCATCATATAATAACACTCTCTACCGGCTCTATCATATTTCTATAAGGATTCCAATCCCGCTTTCCAAGTATTCTTTCCTACAATGCCATCCGGGGTCAGTCCGTGATTCTTCTGCCAAGCAATTGTCTTACTTTCTGTTCCGCTGCCAAATCTTCCGTCTGGATTTGCTCCAACAATAATCTGCCAAATCTTTACTGCATTACCTTTACTACCCTTTTTAATTACTTTCATATTGTAATCCTCACTTTCTGCTTTTGATGTACTTGTTGCCTGTGCCATTGCAACTGTTTTATTAAACAGTGCCTGCTCTGCTACTCTACGTCTTCTAAGACCTGCCAGAACTTTTCCATTTGCCTTGCAATACTGCAGCATGGATGTAGCAATCTGGGATGCAGTTCGTCCAGCGCACAATTTCCTAAGATTGCCCTGTCCAAGATTAAAAGCAAAGCTAACCAGTGCATCAAACTGATTCTGATTAAGGCTTTCTGTAATAGGAACATACGCTGCACTATTGACATATTTTTCAAACTTTTCACAGTCCTGTTTTAAGTACGCGTCTGCCTGTGCCTGTGTGATTGTCATACCTTTTTTTACTCCGGAAGTATGACCATAGCCAATCGTCCATACTCCGGCAGCACACTGATATGCAGTAAGCCGACATCCCTCAAACTGCTTAATCAGATTCAATCCTGCCTGTCCAATTTTTCTATTTGCCATCTTTATTACCGCCTTTCTCTAACAACTGCTTAAATAACTGATGCAGTCCTGTGCTTGCCAATCCACTAAATAAGCCGCTTAATAATATCGGTGCTGTAACTGTCCATCCGTTAAGCCAGATTGCCAGAATAACACCAATAGCAGCGCAAATGGTAGGGATATATTTATTATCTACATCATTAATCCACTTCTTTACGATATATCCTACGCATAAGCAAATTCCTACAATTACTGGCACCATAAATTCTGTTAAAAATCCTAAATCTGTCATATTTAAATCCTCCAAATCATAAATTTTGTGCAATTAAAAAAATCAACCCAGACGCCAAAGCTCCGGCAACTGTGCTGATTATTGCTGTTACTGCTGTGTTCTTATATTTCTTTATATCCTCTGTAGGTGCACGCTCCATTTCATCCACCCGGCTATCCATACGGTCCACCTTTTCATCCAAGGCACACACATTTTCATTCGTATGTTTTACTTCTTCCACGAGCTGTACCATTGTCTTTGACATTGTATGTATTTCTTCAACAATAGGTTCCAGTTTGTCTATACGATGCGTATTTGACTTAGCCCGTTGCTCAACTTCTGTAATTCTGTGTTCAATTTCGATTGCATCCATGTCCATATCTCACACCCCATTTAATTGAATTCTTTACGCAATTCCTCTTTGTCCTCATCTGATAATTTCGGGTAGCTTTCAAGAATGCTATCCAAATTTTCTCCCTCTGCAATTCTTCTTTTAATTACACGAACCATAATGCTCTTTACTGGTCTACTCAGCATCTAAATCACCCCCAATTATTTCTGCGATTGCTTCATCCTGTTCAATCTGTGTCTTTTCCAATTCAGAAAGACGTTTATCTACAGATTGCATGATATGATATATGACAGTTACAAGTCCATTATCATCAACCAAAGCAGCGTTAAAGGTTAAATTACTGTATATACCGTAAGGTTTTAAGTCATCACCAGAAATGGATAACTCTGTAACGGTTTTAAACTTCTTTACTGCAACTGCAATTTCCATATCAGACAGTGAAAAGCTGATACTATCTCCACCTGTTACTACAGATTCGGTTTTATAATTTTCTTTGCCGATAATTACATATTCTTTGCTCATTCTTTTTTCTCCTTTTCTTTTAAATGTCTTTTACGAAAATCATATTGCAATATAAATCTTCAATTTCTTGTGCTGTGCCTGCTTCATTTTTATAAAATAGCTGCATTGTTCCATCTGTACTCGGTACATTGGAACAACGGATTGGAACAATAGCTCCATTACTACTTGTTCCGCCAATTCCTAAAACACACTTATAGCCTTTTATTGTTGGTATTGCAAAAAATAATGTAGCACCATGTCCTGCCGCTATTGTTGTCTTGCTATATATTTTAACAGGTTTAATTATTACATACTCACTCACCTTATTTGCAAGTGTTCCAGAAATAGAAGCATTTTTTTCTCTTGCATCAAGGGCATACTCCCCTGCTGTTGTAATAGCAGCACTATTACTTATTTTTAAATGCCCCGCTTTATCAGAAGATGCTTTTAACCCAACGTGGCTTATCAGATCAGATACAGCTTTTACAATTTTTCCAAAGAATACTTTTCTGGATTCCCCACTTTCAATTTCAACTAGATTTTTCTGTTCTGTAAAATCTGTTCTAAGAATCATTTTAGCATCTGAATCTACCCCAATATCGTCACTGGCTTTTACTACTCCTTCGGTGCCTTCTGTCGCTACTGGAACAGATGTGCCACCTCTTGCAAGCAATCTCCAATACTCACTGCCTTCTTCCGGTGCATTACCGGTTGTTGTCTTAAGCGCGGCATATGCATTTCCGTTATATACAACAGTATCGAGATATTCATATGTAACCGCACTGCTGTAATCCCCTTTTGGAGTAAACGCTATCTTTCCCGCATCATTCATTTAGACTGCCACCTCCCATAATAAGTGTCCTGTTGTATTTTGAACTTCAAAATTGAACCGACCACCCTCATATTTGAGGTGCCCGGTTGTAAAATCAATCGTAAATTGTGGAACATTCTGTGATAAGGCTTCATTTATCTTATTCACCGCTTCATCTCCTGCAGCTTCTGCCTGTTCAGCATAGGATTGCGCTGTCTGGCTACTCGCCTGTGACTGCTCACTATAATATTTACTGTTATCAGTATCTTCACCGGTTCGTGTACCAGTCCCACCGACTGCATAACTTTTAGATAATGCAGCATTATTTACCGCTATTGTTGCGGAAGAACTGGCAAGATTCGCATTCTCGATAATCTGTGGTAAATAGGTATTTACTATATCATCATGTATCTTAACTACGGTATCTCTATTCTTCTGTGTTGTGTCAGCTAATTTATCTATCCGCTCAAGAATTGAGTTGAATTCAGTTACATATTCATCTCGGATGTCTTTGGTTGCATCTCGAATCATATCTTTGAAATCTTCATATGTTCCCATCCTCTTCACTACGCCGGCTGCAAAGCACATCCATACAATCTGATTACTTGTATCACTGTCGATAGATACCGCCCATTCTCCCGGCAACATCTTTGTCGGGTCGAAATCTGCCTTTAACCCTTTTCGCATCTGAATTGCCATATTGAATCACCTCTATTCATCAATAACAATCTGACCATACTGCTCAAGTGTTGAAACTGCAGCAAGCACGTTTTCATCTGTGATAATTCGATTCATTTTAACATTGGAATTAATTACCTTGCCGATATCACTGATTTCATCAAATGTAATGGCAATTCTTTTCATGTTTCCATCCGATGCTACTGCAAATCCTTTAATATTTTTCATGATACTTCCTCACTTTCCACATCATATAACAATGATGTTAAATAATTATAGGTTTCTGCTGCACTATCCTCGTTATCTGCATCATCAGGCAATACCGAGGACTCTTCCAAACGCATAGTGTCATACTCCCTTTGAATAGCCTTTAATTCCCATCCAAACTTCATATTTGGAGTTCCACTTACAACAAAATATGACGGTGTTCTTTCACTTACATAAATACTCCCATCACCGTATTTCTGCAAAAACACCTGATACTGAACTTCTGTATCTATTGTTTCTGCAAATACATCGTCGATATAAACATAGCATTTACCGGTTTCATCTATGGTTCCCTCTCCTATATCACCAAACATAGGAGATGGTGTTTCATAACAATATAGTAGCCGGTCTTTATAATTTTCTGTATTAACCACTCTTGATTTTGTGCCTGATACTATCAAATTTGTTTTTATACTTGCATCTCCATCCACCAATAATGAATAGTTGTGCATTACCGGAGTATCTGACTTGCCAATATAAAGCGAATCAAATTGAGAACCGCTAGTAGTGATATTAATACATGTTCCGGGTCCGCTTGTCATTTTAATTAAATCTGCCGATAAATTCACGCTTCCATATGTTTTTCCATTATATGTCCGTACCAAATTAAGTTTTGAGTCATATTGAATATCCGAACTTAAGGTAATATCTCCACCTGATATAGATGCAGATTTTGAAGTTAAATTTCCATTGGAATCTACACTAAATACTCCTCCACCAATGTTGAAATTCCCAGATTTAATTGTAACAGCCCCTTCTTTATCTACAACAAATACACCATTACCAATATTTATACTTACACCAGTTATTTCTCCGGCATTTATCCAATCCGCATTAATCCCGATAGCATTCAGAACATTTACAACTGCATTGCCTGAAGAATCAATACCGGCATTCCATGTCTTACCTCCGTCTGTGGATACTGCCAAAGCATCTGCTGTCATTTTCCAGATAGTAGAACTGGTTGCACGCTCCGGCTTATTGTGCATATAGTAAACAATGCTGCCATCTTCTAATATTTCCTCTGATTTGAATACACCAAATGACTGTGTCATCAGATTGGTAAGCCGCTGCACTGCTAAATCGTAAGAAGATAACTGCTTTTTACTCTCATTTCTGGCTTTTACAATTGCCTTGGTGAACTGCGTAAATTGTGTTGTCTTATTTCGCAGAGGTGTTTCAGAGTCACAGGATATATTTAGGCTGCCACCAAGAGTAAATGTCCGAGTGGATATAAATGCCTGATAAGTATTCTGCTTTCTATCAGTAACATAAGCCACATCCCCTGCTTCTACAGCCGGATTGCCAAGTGTTGATACTGTCAACGGTCTGAATCTCATTCCACCAATACGCTTGTATAAATACGTTGCTACTGTCTTAGCTGTTCCCTCTTGAATCAAATCATTGCCGGATATTTCAATTACATACCCTTCTTTACCGGCAAGATACGTTGCTTTCTTCTGCGTGTCTGTCTTATCGAATTCTTCTGTTACCTTTACGCCGGTTATTACTACATCATCTGTGCACACATCAAAAGACTTTGTAGAAAATATATGATGATATGTCTTCTGGTCGGTAAATGTACCGCCATCAATGTTATCTCCACTGGAATAATCCTTGAAATTACCACCATCTGCATCATCCCCATCGGAATACGGCTTTGTTGTTGTCTGGAAAGTTCCACCATCCAACGCAGAGTTGATTTCAAATGCTGACATATTATACCAATCAAGTTTTAATCTTCCGTAGGCATCCATTTTCGCCCAACAACCGGATATTTGCACAGCCATGGCAACAATATCACCAAATGTCATTGCTTTATCATCCGGTCGATTCTTTACCGTATATTTTCCATTTGGAATATTTGCACTCAACATGGAAATTCCACAATTGCTGCACGCATCTGCCAATATAGCAGAAATAGTTGCCGGATAGCTTAATTTACTATTAGAGTATGGTTTATCAAACTTACTCATATAATCAATGCAGGATAATGTGATTGTTGAGCCATCATAGCTAGGCTCATCAACTATGTATGTTCCGACCCGGATTTTTTCAATGGTGTTTGATAGCTGTAACCCAACATAAGCAATTACTGTTGCATCAGCAAAATCATAATCACTGAAATCATCATAAATATTATTTAGCGTAACTTTCAGCTTTCCAGTGACTGCTGCACCAATAGTAAATTTATTCTGACTGGATGTAGCATCTTCAATCTTAAAGGTATTTTCCCATACCTTTTCCTTTGTAATATGCAATACTTTTCCATTAACAAGCGTTATATCCAAAAAAGGCAGAAAGTTCCGGTTGTCATTATACATTTCCTGCTTAAATTCAGTTGATAAATCTAACATCGTACCCTGCCTTTCTATCTCTCAATTATATTAAAACTGATTTGAGAATAAATTTTCTTATTAATCGTCCACATTTTCATAGGTGCAGTTCTATCACCCACATAAAATGTTCTAGTCTCATCTTTGCCACTCATTGCATCCGGATAAGTAACATCTATGTATTCTGGATTAAATGCCTGCAATATAGCTGCCGCTTCTTCTTTTGTGGGATTGTCCCAAGCTAATGAAATCTTACGTTTCTGACCAACTCTATTCTTATGCATTATGGTATCCTGCGTTCTTCCGGAATCTGAATCTGATATATCCTGCAGTCCCCAGCTAAAAGATGTTGGCGTTTTAATAACCACACCATTTACCCATATCATTGCCATATATTGTCCACCTACCTACAATTCTTTTAGGTTTACGACTATTTCAAACAATAGCCGGTAAATTCTATATATGTGAAAAGCATTCACCAACTAAAGGTAAGTGCTTAATATAATTAATTACAAAAAGTAAAATCTATTTTTATGAATTAATTAACATATAATGTAATTCCACATGTTTTTCTTTTGCAATTTTAATAAAATCTTTCTCTACACTGTAAAAACTTGTAGAAAAATATTCTCCATTTTTTCTATCTTTTTTATATTTTCTATGAAGCCCATTTTCATATTTGTGTGCATTTTCAAAGCTACTCGTAAAAATACATTTCTTTACATCCATTCCAGAAGCAGTTTTTATTTGAGATATTCTTCTTTCCACATCTTTTGCTATTCCTATTTTTATTGTTCCATTGCTCATTTCAAGTAAGTACATACACTTCTTTAAATCATTTGTTTCTTTTTCAATCATATTTCTTATGATTAATTCTCTTACAGCATTTACTAAATATGGATAACCGTTCTCTTCTGTCTCAAACATATAATGCTCGTATTCTTCTACTAAAAGCATAGAACAACTTGAATATGCCCTGTTATAACTAATTTTAACAGCGCATTCTAATAGTACTTCTGGTTTTCCAATTCCATCTTTGATAAAAAGCGATAGCCGTTTCGATAATTCATAATCTATTTCTTTCAAGTAATCAAACATGAAAATAAACTTTCCGATCACTCTATCTTCTACTAACATACACCATTCCTCCTTGATGATTTTATGTAAACAAAAAGCCGCCCTATGTTTGATGTTACCTGCTACGGACTTAATCAAACTAGGACGGTCACGAATCCGCACCTATTCCACATAGGCTTGCAGGACGTTCTAAATTTCTTTAGTCTTGCCTGCGTGATTTTCAATTTTTCTTATTTCATATTTATACTCCACTTTTCACATAAGGTATCACTCCCAATTTTGCCATTGTGAATATGTAAAAGTATCTAACCTTATACGTTTCCAATTTTGAGAGAGTATCCTGCAATTCAGCAATGTATTCTTCTTTTGTCTTATTTGGGCAATTTTCCCTTTTAACAACGATAGTCTTTGGCTTCTTTTCCTCAAAAAGTTCATCAACACTCACATTAAAGGCTTTTGCCAGACTTGTTATTGTTTCAATTGACGGATTATCTGTCTTTCCATTTTCAAAATTATTGATTGCACTTTTCCCTACCCCAGATTTTATAGACAGTTGTTTTAAGCTCCATCCTTTTTGTACTCTAAGTTCATATACTCGATTTTTCATTGTAAATTTCTCCTTTGTTTTTTGTAAATTCATTCTAATTTCTATACTCCCAAAAGTTTATTCAAAGTCCTTTGGGAAAATTTTCTCTTGAAAGAAGCTCTTTACCATGATAAAATTATTATTGAAAGAACTTCTTTCATTCAAGGGAGCACACACATCACTCGCCAAAGTTACTGTGTTTGCTCTTTTTCTTTTGTAATAAGTCTTTTAAATTTTGGTATTACTGTATCAAAATATACCCATACATCACATTCATGTGCTGAATGCTTACTTTTATCTCTGCGGTATTCTCCATTTTCTTCTGTTTTAAGATTATGCTGATTTGCAATACGTCCAACCTTATTTGCAGAAATTCCAAAAATATCTCCAATATCCTGTGCCGTATAAACTTTCCGGTGTTCTATCTTCGGAAGTGGAATAACCGGTTCTCCTGCCAAAACCTCACTTGCTTTTGAAGCAAGTACGTTCTTATATGTAGGAGACAATGTTTCAATTTGTGCCAACTTCAAATATGTTTGTGCCATTCGAGAACGTGCATTCATTTCCATAATATGAAGCTTATCACCTTTATCCCTCTGTCCAATCTGTGCTTTGTATTTTTTCTCTACACCAATGAAATACCTGCGCACCTGCTTGCCTTTTTCATTGCGCTCAAGCATTGCCATTTCTTTGGCAGTATCAAGCTTGATGATATATTCTAACTTCGGTCTGCCTCCAGTAGGTTTTTCATTATTTTGTGAAAAACTCTGATAATCTTCTTTTTCTACTGCATCACACTCTTTCAAGCGTCCCTTTATCCAATCCGTATATTGACGCTTACTTCCAAGACACTCATATAGTTCCGAACCATACACTACCTTTTCCCCGATACTTGTCTCATATACCGGCACCAACTCATTTTCAATTACTTTCAGTCCCTGCATTCTGTTCCTCCTTTCTTAAATCTGCTTCGATTAGACCAATTAGGTACTCTGTCATATTTTTGTCATTCCGTATAGTCTTAATTTTCGCCTTTTTGAATACCTCATCATCTACTAAAAATGTTACTCTTTTCACTTTATCACCTCCACATTTCGTATGTTATCATAATATATTTATCGCGTCAATGTATATTTATATTAATTAGCAATATTGTTTGATTATACATTTATATTATGATAATATTATAATATAAATCAGAAAGGCGGCTTAATTTATGAAAAATGAATTTTCCAAACGCTTAAAAGAACTTCGCACTTCACTATCATTAACTCAATCTGAATTTGCATCAATAATAGGTACTTCGCAAAATGCATTATCCAATTATGAAAAAGGAGAACGTAACCCATCATACGAAATTATAATGGCAATCTCCGAACAATTTGAAGTCTCTGTTGACTGGCTTCTTGGTTTAAGTTCCAAAAAATTTTTAGGTATTGAAACGTATGCGGATGCTTTTCAATTGCTTATTGAACTTTGTTCCACTAAATACGTTGATAAAAAATCATCTATTATTTTTCCAACATTTAGATCCGATTCGCTAGATACACTTTTTATTGCAAGTGAAGACCCTAATTTCCATGCATTTTTTAAAGAATTTAGAAAAATATTCGACCTGCACGAAAGCGGTACTATAGATGACGAACTGTATCAACTATGGATAGAAAAAGAATTATCCAAATATACTTTTTCATTAAACAAACTTCCAGAGTGTTTCAACTAATATAAACTACAATTTTTAAGATATTAATTTATAAAAATAAAAGAGTATACAAAAGGCACCCGTTAGGATGCCTCTTGCGTTACTCTCTCGTCACTCTATATTCTTGGTCTCTTCTCTCGCTCTTCTTCTAAGTATATCTATCGAAATGTTTGCAAAAACAATTTCAAAGATAATTAATACACCAAGCACTAAAAACATCGATGTATAAAGTCTTTCATATGGATAGTTATACTCAACAACCTTGCATACTTCAATACCAATAAAACGGCATTGACATAATAGTGCTATGGAAACTATAGCCCAGAAAAACATTAAAATATTTTCTTTTGTTCTTTTTTTCATATTTGCTCCTCCCATAATGTGATAAAAAAATCATATCACACTATGAAAGTTTTTTCAACTATAGCATTTCACCCCATATCTTCTACAATATGGTATCTTCGATTGTAACTCTCTTTGCCCTTTTTCACCATCTTATAAAGTGTTTCATTATCTGCTTTCAGTGTGACCTCAACAGTAGGAGCATTCTTTTCACCAGTGCTGCTATTGGAATTAGCCATCATTGCTTCAAAAACCGCTTCGGTAATAGCCGGTTTCATTTCTTCCATAAATCCTTGCATTATAGCATCTGTACTTACCGCATTTCTTGGTGCGGTAATGTTCGCCATAGCAACTTTCTCCCTGGCAACAAATTTTCTGGCAGATACCGGCTCCATTGTAACCGGTTCTACCATATTGGATAAAGCACTCTTTACGTCACCAACTTTGTTATTCAATCCAATTAAATATCCCTCAGTTGTATAATAACCAAGTGCTTTCATTACCTTTGATGGGCTATGTATATCCAATTTACTTCTTGTTGTTTCCACTATTGTATTGGCAATCTTTGAAGTAGTCTCTCCAAGAGATTTCAATCTAAGATTCATACCATTACTAATACCATCAACAATGTTTTTTCCTATGTTTTCTATATCACTACTTGCTGGTGCAATATTATCTGTAATAGTGGTTCTAAAACTGGTTAAAGTATCAACAGTTGTTCCAGTATTGTTACTGATTCCAGCATTAAATGTTTCAACCGTATTTCTCGCACTGTTTGATGCATCATCCGTAACGCTACTATCTGTTAGAACATTTCCTGCATCTCCCATCCAATTATCAAGTGTTTCAAGTGATGCTCCTTTTGATTCTTCAACACCGTTACTAAACTCATCTACTGTTGCAGATGCAACATTCTTTGCAGTATCTGTTACACTTGGTTTTGCACTTTCTAAAGCATTATTGACAATTTCTTCATAATTATCTTTCAATGAATAAGTAATATCTGAAGTTGTCATTGCTTCCCAATCAAACAGATTGTTTAGTAAATCTTCTCCAACATCTTTGCTCCACCCAGCACCGTCTACTCCAAGCTCATCCATCCGCTCTTCAATTGCATCAGATAATTCATCAATATTACCAACCTGTTTTTCAACAGCATTTCTAATGTACGCATCTTCATCATTTCCAGCCGCCCATTTTTCCCAAAATTTCATACCCTCCCAGTCTTCCTGAGCTTTGGTTATAACTCCACTGATTTTATCAATAAAGTCTGTCTGAAACATATCTGTTACCTGGGTCATCTGCTCACGGGATTTATCCTTCATATTCTGAATTGCATTTGGCAAATCATCCAATGCTTTCTGAGCAACTTCTTTCTGTTCCGGTGTTGCATTTGGACTATTTAACAATTCCGTCCAATATGCCGAAATGTCTTTCTGTGCTTCTTCCAAATCGGAATCATAATTGTCAACAGCAGTTTTCATATCATCCAGATAGCCATTAAGAACATCCATATCTACTTCTTTACCATCTGGGAATAACTTATCGTAATCTATTCCTTTTACAATATTATTAATATCTACAGAATAATCACTCGCTGCCTTTGAGAATCCATCCAAATCAGAACTTAAAGAATACAGTTCAGAAGAAAGTTCTTTCCATTTATCAGAACCTACTTCTACTTGATTCATTTCCTGCACAATTTCTTTTGCACGCTCTGTATTTGTGAATCCATAAGTTATCATTGCATCAATAGCAGCATCTGTATCCGCGCCTATATTTTCTAAGGCATCATGTAATGCACCACCTTCACCATACGCTGCAATTACTGTCTGCTCCATTGTGGCAAATTTCTGCTCTGTCAATGTTGCCAGTTCTCCGAAAAGCTCTGCTAATTTCTCTTTTCCTTCTTCCACTGACAGTACGCCATTATCCATTGCAGTTTCGATTCGTGTTATCTCAATCCAAGTATCTTGAATATTTTTCTGCACATTATCCATTTCGTTGGATTTTTCAGATATAGTCGAAAATCCTTTACCAGCTTCTTCAATAGAATCTGTAAAATTACTTACAACTGTATCTATAGGTACACCACCCGGATTGGAAAAAGCATCGTAAATAGCATCTCCAACTTTTTCATCCACAATTTCATCCATTGCTTCTTTAACGCCCGTTATTGCTCCAACTAATCCTGCTATTGCAGCAATAATAATTCCAGGAGTATCAAACGCTAAATATAAAGCACCTGCTGCCAATCCTGCTGCCACAGTTACTTTTCCAATGGATTCCGCCATGTTATCAGTCTGCAGAGCAATATCTCGGAAAGATTCCTTAAAAACTGTAATTTCTCCAAATACTGCTGCAACGCCGATTGCTCCTTTTTGCAGGGTTGTAAGGTTGCTTCTTACACCAGCAATTGATGTTTTAAGACTTCCCCAGAAGTTACCACCAGTAGCACTGGTTTTAAGCCTTGAAAATCCGGCACTAACCTTTGTAAGCAAAGATGCTGTTTTTGGATATTCACTTTCCAATTTCATCATAGAGGAACAGTTTCCCTTTAATGCAGAACCTGCCAAATCTACTGCCTTTGAAAATGAATTGAATTTCTTTGCAGCATTTGCAATTCCAGAAAATACATTTGTTCCAAACATATTCTTGGTTAATTTATTTAGGCTAACCAGTGATACAATGGTTGTCTCAATCGGTGCTGCACTAAATGTCGTTGCAAAAGTCTTAATTCCTGCATTTATTGCTTTCCAAAGTGCTTTACCAACCTTGGCTCCGATTTCAAGCAAATTCAAATTCTCAAGGAATTTTCCAATCTGCCGTCCAATCATTTCCCAGTTGGTTGTATCAATAGCTGCAATAATCGCATCCAGTATTCCATTTGCCCATACATTAATGGTACGTCCAAGTGAAGCGAAATCATATGTTCTGAAGAATTCGTTCAAACCGGTTCCAATAGATTTTCCCAAATCCTTGAAATCGAATGTATTTCCAAATGCCAATGCATTATAAATTGCACTATTTAAAGCACCGGCAATGCTTCTTCCTACAGTTCCGAATAAGGATGGCGAAATCAGGCCATTAAGGAATTTAGCAAAATTAGTACCAAAGTTCTTAGATGCACTATATACAGAATCCCAATTAATTTTATTGAGACCATCTCTAATGCTGCTGCCGATAAATCGACCTATCCCTTCAAAATTGCCATGTGAAAATGCATAATATATTTTATCTGCAATCTTCTGAGCTTTGTTTTCCATCCGGTCAAAGGCATCATCCCATGCTTTCTGGTACTCTTCAAGCGCCTTGGATATTTCTGCATCTAATAATGGATTTCCACCACCAACGCCGGAGCCGGAACCACTATTTGAGCCGGATGTAGGGTCATTAAGCTGATTTAATTCATCGAAGCCAAGTACAGTGTTCTTAAGTTTTTTAGCCGCATCATTCGCACCATTTAAGGCATCCTCTGCATCATCCGCTCCACCGACTAAATCTTCAATGCCATTGCTGGCACCACCGATGGATGAGTTAATGCCACTCAGATTGATTCCAAGCAAACCACCAACCCATGCAAAAAGTCGCTGCATTGCCATTACAAGGCCATTAATATACGGAAGAACCTTCTCAATAATAGGCAAAAACAGATTTCCGATTGTTCTTGCCAGATTAGAAAAGTTCTGTTTTAACATTCTCAACTGGTTAGCCGGTGATTCCATTGTGTTTGCCAAGTCACCATATGCAACTTTCGACTGGTCTAATATAGCCAGTAATCGTAACTGTGCCTTGGTTGCCTGATTCATTTCACTAATCGCACCGGTCAGACCGTATTTATAAGCATATTCCTGCAGAGTAGCATTTGTAATATCAATACCAAATGCACGGACCGCTCTGGACTGTCCTGCTAAAGCAGATGCGAATTTCTCAAATGCCTGTTCAAATGTGGTGTTTCTCAAAGATGCCCAGTCAGTACCAAGCATTGTAAGAGCAGTCGAAAAATTAAGTGCACTTTCTTCTGCCACACCAATAGATTCGGATACCTGTGCAAACATTGCCTGGTAATTCATTACAGTATCCGGATTCATTCCAAGATTCTTCTGTCCGGTATATGTAGCATTACCATCTGTATCAATATCAAATCCGGTCATCTTGGCTGTAAGCTGCTTTGCTCTTGAAGAGAATGACGATGCATAAGCTTCTGCAGAATCATATCCTGCCTGTTGCCAATTCGCTGCAGCATCATCACCAAGCTTACGCATGGCTACTTCAAAGTAGTTTACAGTCTCAAGGAAATCCATTGAAGAATTCACTGTATTCCAAAGAGCTTTAAAACCTCGAATAACCATAAAGAAATTAGCGTAGAATGCACCTGCAATCTGTGAAAAGCTCTTTAAACTTTTGCCAGCCTTTCCATCAGAGGAAAACAATCCGGATAATATAGAGGTTGATTTACTACCTTTATTACCCATCGTGCTTAATGTGGAACCTACCTTAGAACCCTGCGAAGCTAATTTAGCCAAAGCATTGGTCATTTCAATAATATTGTTACTTACAGCCGGTGCCTTTGACAGGGTTTCCATTAATTCTGCGAGATTCTTCGCCAATAATGGAAGGTTCGTAATTGCTCTACCGGCAGCCACACCGCCAAGCCTTGAAATAGCAGATGCCATTTCATTCATTCCGGACATATTGAATTTTAATTCACCAATCTGATTCATCTGCCGAACAAAACTCTGTAACTGAGCAGATAATGTAGGCAGATTCTTTGTTGCCTGCGTAGATGCCTTGCCACCCAGCTTAGACAATGTTGGTATAAGCTGTGCCAGTCCTGTTACATCAAATGTCATGGCTCCGATATTGTTCATTCCTGCAACAAAGCTCGCCAAATCATCTTTAATCTTGATAAGATTTCCGGTGCCGGTAGTGGCATTCTTTCCACCTAGTTTTGATAATGCTGCCGCAATACTTGTAACTCCTGCGACATTAATATTCTGTGCTCCTGCCAAGCCATTAGACAGATTCTGTAATGCAGAGGTAACTCCATACATAGAATTCGTATCTACCTCTGAGAATTTGCTTAATGCTCTTGCCAGGGATGTAATTTCTGCTGATTTTCCACCTTTAAAGCCGGTTGCTGAATCAGATAGTGTTCTGATTCCGGATGCAATATTAGTAAGTTTCTGAGAATCAAAGGAAAGACCATCTTTCAACTTTTCCATACTTGATGCCATCTTTTCAATAGCTGCAGTATGTCCGGAAATCTTAGAAATTCCACTTGCAAATGAATTAAGTCCTTTGCCACTTGCGCCGCCAAGTACAGAAGATACCTTTTCCAATTTGCTAATGAGCGCATCTAACTGCTGATTTGCTCCTTTTGCCTGTGCTTCAACTTCTATCTCTAAACGGTCAATGTCCGCTGCTCCCATCTGCTCACCAACTTCCTTATAACTATTAAAGGTTTGTGACTATCTCCCATTCGATAGCCAGATAAAAAGAACGGACGCTGTGACACGTCCGCTCCCTAATGTTCTTTTTCTTCAAATTTCTTATTCCAAGCAAGTGCCCACAATTTGAACTGTTCTGCTTCACTTAATGGTTCTGCCTCTTCCTGTTCTTCTTTATCCATCAAACTATATGGATGTGACGGATATTTTGAACTCTTAGAAAAGGCTGCACCTATCGCTCTAAGGCAATAGATTCCATTGTAATATGCAGACAAATCAATAATCTGTGCTTCCTGCTTTTTCTTTTCAGTAAAGGCTTCCTGATATGCATTCATGATTCTTGGATTCAACATAGGAAATGTCCTCATGTCAATTCCATATCTGATTGCTGCCGGAAGCCATACATTATAAATTTCATTTGTGAAAAACTTTTCTGTAGATGCTAATTCAACTACTGTACTTCCGTCTCCGCAGTCGTAGATTTCTTCGTACTCTTCTTGTTCTCGTCCATACCGAGAACCTTTCTGAAAAAATCAGATTCGTTAATTGCATTTACAAATGCCTGGTAAATTTCATTCATGTTGCCGCCACCATAAATGTGCTGTTCTGCTAACCGGTTAGCTTCTTCTCTGTCACATTTAGCACAAAGCATGATAAAAGCACTTGCTGGTGCAAAAATCTGATTTTTCTTGAACATTGCAAGGACATCATATCCTTCGCTTTCCAGCATTTCCATGTGACCGAATCCTAACTTTGGAACATCATATTTTTTGTTATTAATTGTTACTGTTGTTGCCATTTTCTTCTTCCTCCTTGTTTTCCGGCTCTTCCGGTTCTGTTACAACCTCTTCATTTTCTGCTGGCAGCTTAGAGACGGATTTCTCCGTCTCTTCTGTTGTTCATGCAGTCTTATCACCAATTGAAATCTTAGTGGATGGAGAAACATTGATTGTCATCTCACGAACGCCGTTTACTTCACCTTCATTAACATAAACAGCATGTTCTCCTTCCCAGGTTGCCACACCGTCTTTTCCATCTTTTCCCATTGAGAGACGATAATGCTGCGGAATTCCAGACTTTGCTAATACTGTTTTGTATGTTTCTAACAGATAATTAGCTTTGAATTCCATGGAATCCATAGACTGCACACCATTGATGAATGTCTGTGATTCATCCTCAAGGTCAGTTGTTTCAAGCTGGTTTGGTGCTCCGCCTAATTTCGGATAGTTTTTGATTGGGCATAACTTTTCCCATGCTTTTCCATCCTCACTGATTTCAAGAATGGTATTAATTGTACTTACTGCTTTTTCTGCCATTTCTTCTTCCTTTCTACCGCATAACTTTGAGCGGTCAGCGAACACCTCTCGAGTGGGTGTCCGGTGCATAAAAATAAGAGCCATTGCTGACTCTTGGTTTCATTTTATATAAACCCATCGAAATCGAGGGGTTTATTCAGTTCTTACTTCTTCTATCTTGTCTCCGTCTGCGTAAATCCGTTGGAATCTTACAAGCCAGCGGCTTACGTTTGGATCTGCTGCATTTGCAACAGGTATCGGACCGGCTTTACATTGCCAACCGTATTTAAGCATAATCTCTTTTACTTTATTGCAAATCGTATAACAGGTATTATCAGCAATACTTCCAGTATCATATGCCGATACGGTAATCATTGGTGTCTGTGCTCCCTCGTTACCTTCCAAATCGTAATTTCCACCGGATATATCGCTTAAAGCCACATCACAGTACGGAAAATCCGTCTGCTTCGGTGTGATATACCGTCCGACTTTGCATGCGGGATATGCTTTTTTCATCTTCTTTTCCAAATGTGTATAAAATGTATTCCATTCAAATCCTGCCATTACTTGAACACCTCTCTTGCTGTTTCTATGACCTTATTCCTTAATTCTTTTGCGGCATTATACATTGGCATTTTCGGGGAAACACCGGTTGCATAATGCCATTGACCTTCCAAGTCCATGTACCACCAACCCGGCTTATTCCCATGTGTGCCATATGTTCCAGTTCCTACGCCCGGAATGTTTGCCGGATTCTGTGCCGGAAGTCCCGCACCAAATTCAAGCATCAGTGCCGGTGAGATTTCTTTACTCTGCATGCCGTCTTGGTTCTGCCATTTGCTCACAATTTTCTGTGAATCTTCCATATAAAAGATTGCCTTGCATCCGGCTTTCTCTGGTGTGATTTCAGAGGATAAATGAATATATTTTCCGAAACCGCTACTACCGACATGAGACTGCGCAATGGCTATCCCTTCGGCAGATAACCTCCGGCACAGTTCCTCACATTTCGCATCAAGACTGTTCTGGTATTCTCGCAACTCTTTGATTGCCCGTTCGATTCCCGATACAGATAGACCGAATGATATTTTTTTTGACATATCATCCATTTCCTTTCGGCAGTTTTTTCAGCAAATATTTCATACTGTTCAATGATGGTTTCACGGCTAATACCGAATAATCAGCGCTGTCGCCATCAACCGAACCGTCCGCATGGTACTGTAGCTCACTGGTATGCCAAATCCGGCTTGTTTCCGTGATAGGCAAGGATTTGTACGATAATACCAAAACTGCTTGATATGCGCCGATATCATAGCCATACTCTTTGGCTTCTGCTTCACCGCCAGACATTGCAATGTTGGCATAAAAAATGACAGGCTCGTTATAGCCTGCCTTCGTACCTATCGGTATCGGAATCTTTTCTCCGTCAACTTCTGTGTATTTAATTTTTCCATCCTCGTCTTTTTCATAGACTGGAATTTCATCACTGTACGTTGCGTAGTACAGTTTCTGCTTATTTTTTTTTAACGAACGCATTACATGATTCCTCTTCAGGGACATAAACCAAGGCATTAATAAACATATCTTTTCGCTCAATATCCGTATACTTAGTTGATTTAGACTTTTTATTTGCCAATCCTTCAATTATTTTGTAAGTTATTATAGACATAATTATGCTTATAATAATTACAATCAATGCCAACAAGTATTTATTATTGCTTTCATTATTTCCCAAAATTGTGACTGCATACCCTACAACCAAATATATAAAAGCAGCTCTATTCAAGAATATATTTTGAAGTATGCTTGCTAATCTAGCTGTATCTAATATCCCTATTTTATCCATGTTTTTGTCTAAAGGCTTTACTAATCCCTCAAACGAAAAATACTGACATGTAATGTTCCTTTTAGTGTTAGTAAAGTAATTCAAAATTAACAATATCGCTCCACTTAGCTGAAAAACTAAGGAAATAGAAAATAAAATTGTATTCATATGCTTTTCTCCTTTCACCGCCATTATACGACAGAAGGAAAGTGACTACAACAACTTATTCTGCCACAACCCAGTCCTCTGCAAGCATATCTGCCTGTGATGCAAGCCATCCCATCTGAACCCCGGATGTTCCAACAAAAGCGATTGCTTTATTTCCAATGGCATCATGCTCACAATTCACAAGCTCGCCATCTGCTGACACATAGGAAATGCCTGTTGCAAGCTGAATGTACTGTTTCTTGCCATTCCAGCCCTTGCGGGCAACTTTATGTCCTTTTTTTAAAAGCTCTAATGCTTTTCCAAAATCCATTATCTTTCCCTCCAAAATAGAAATATGGCGCACCGCCCACCACCGCTTAACGTGCACCGCCTGCAACCATATTACCGGCACCGGAAAAATGGTCACGCACAATCTTCTTTACCGCTTAACCCTGCGGTTGGGAGATAAAAGGATCACCTTATCCTTTCTGAATAACCGTTGCAAAAGGAATTACTTCCCTTAAAATGTTTTCCCTTGGATTCCATGCCCGGCTGATACCATTTTCACTGTGGCTTGTCTCACCCTCAGCTCCAATATGGTTCCAGTCATACAGTGCAAGGTCTTTTATAATGTCATACATAGCCATCATATCTTTATAAATGAACTCTTCTGTGTGATGCTCCTGATAATTTCGCTTACGCTTCACTGCGTAATAGGCTCCCTTAATCTTTGAAGATAAAAGAGCCTTATCGGAATCCTCATGCAATTCAGAAGTCAATTCAGCTTCCAAATCCATATTCAATTCTTTCAAAAGCTCTTCCATCCAAGTTCATCTCCTACTCTGTTTTTGAAGTTACTGTATTATGTCCTGCTTTAACCGCATTGTAAGCCTTATCGCATTCAACGATAGTAATTACTTTGCCGGATTCAGCTTCGATTTCATCAGTGCCATTCCATGCATTCCATGCTCTTACTGACTGTCCCAACTTAACTGTTGTTTCAGCTTCGCCTACTTTGTATTTGTAGGAATTACCCTCCGTCAATGGCTCTGTGATGGTAATCTTGGTCTTTCCAGTAACATTCCCTGCTGCGGATGCAACTGTCAGTGTTCCAAGTGATGTAGGTTCATCAGAATCTGCCTTTGAAACGGAATATACTTTTCTTGCCATATCTCCATCAGTCGGCATTGCTGTAGACAGATTTGTAATCTTAGCAGAATACCACTCTGGACCATGATCAAGTCCAATCTGACCGAAAATCTGTTTCTTGGTGCCAGCACCGGTCTTTGCTAATTCTTCAAGGAAGAAGTTTCCTTTTCCTGGTACGAGCTGTTCAACAGGACCCATAATGAACGGGTCAAACAGTGTAACCGTTCCAGCCGGAAGATAAATCAGGTCTCTTAAATACACTGTTCCAAGTGGTGTGAGCACCTTATCAACAGCAATTCCATTAACATCTCTTCCGCTCTCAACGATTGTAAGACCATTTGCTACAGCGTCAGCATTTAACTGCATTCTGCTTGTAGAATCAAGTCCGAGGACAATATTGGTAATATCTCCATTTGCTTCCTTGATACACTTTAATGCTTCACACACTAACATGAAAGAAAGTTTCTTTCCATCAGCATCAAGTGCATTTGTGGTAATTGCTTCCAGAAGTCCTCTGGACTGGTTTGCGTCGTTATCATTTGTGGATTTATGGTATTTACCATTGAGGAATGTGTACTCAATGTCCTGTCCGATTTTTGCCATCTTAGCTGCAACCTGGAAATCCTCTTCGGAAATCGGGTTCGCCTGCTGTCCTGCAATATTGATTCCACTTAATGTACCCATGTTAGACATTTTACCGTAGGAAGTGCCAACGGACTCCTGAAAAATCTGTGTAACATTAGTCTTCTGCTCTCTTGTAATTACTGAAGCTGCCGGTGCATTAAGAGATTCTGCTTCTGAAATTTTAGGCTGACTTCCTGTTGCTGTCTCATATTCCTGCCCAGTTACAAATTCTGTGCTCGTCGAATATTTTCTTCTTCCACCAATCATTGTTGAGAATGGTGTCTTTGTGTTGCCCTTATTGAAGAGCATACCAGAATAATTAGGAGTGTTTCCACTCATTGCAAATACATCTGCCATAATTAAATATCTCCTTTACATTGTATTTAATGGTTTGTTACATTAGCTGCAGCCTGCTGGCGAATTAATGACGCCATAAGAGCCATATCACCGCTTGCCTGCGCATCTGCAATCTGTTTACTGTAATCAATAGTTGTCTGGTTTCCTGCCGGAGGAGTTGGCATATCTTTCAGCAAATCGGCTTTGATTGCTTTCTGTAATGCTTCCTCATGCTTTTTCTGTAAACGAAAAACAGTTTCCATATCGCCATCATAAAGAGCCTCGGCAATCTCCTTGGCATCTTTCTCCTCATATTTCAAAGCCAAATGCTGCTTTTCATACTCTGATACCTTTGATGAACGACGAAGGGTTTTTAATTCCTCTTCAATCTGCGCCTGCTTTTCAGCATCTTCGATCTGCTTCTGTTCCTGCTCGCTTGCTGCAGCTTTCCATTTCTTTTTATAGTCAGCCGCCTCTGAATTTGCTTTTTCCAGAAGAGTCTTCGGTACAAATCCGTCATATTGGCTCTTATCGACAAGCTCACGTTCTGCTAACGCCGCATTAATGTCCTCAAAAGTCATGTCCTCTTTGTACGCATCACCTAATAATTCTTTCAAATCTGCCATAATATCCTCCTTGCGTTTGTTCAAGCGGTTCCCTCCGCATTAGATTCTGTTTTAATGACTTGTCTTGTCTCTTGCGTTTTTCAATAGCTTCCCTGCTATGTATATAAAAAGAGAGCCTATTTCTAAGCTCTCAAAATACCAATTATTCATCTGATACAGACACCTTAGATGGTTGGTCTGTAATGTCGGGCTGCATCTTTTTATCAGAATTTGTTTTAGTTTTCTGATTAAATAAAATTTCATCGATTCTTTCAGCAGAATCCAATGCAACCTGTTGCGGGTCTGTAAATAAGCCAACTATCTCAATTGCTCGAAGTGGGTCAATTCCAACATTAATTAAAGTTGCCAGCGAATTACACTTAGTAGCCAAATCATAAGTGCGTGACCTTGAAAACTTGATTTCGATATCGGAAAGGTTCAATTCTGCAACATCGGAATCAACTTCATTACTCATTTTAAGGATGTTCAGGATAATTGCCGTTTCTCTTCGTTCAGCTTCCATCCAAATCTGTTCTTTTGACTTGGCATCTGTTTCGGCATCCATCCAACCGGTGGACATATTTGTTGCGCTTCCGGAGATCGGAAGAGCACACGTCTG